GAAGCTTATATAATTATTTTTAATATTAATTTTAAAAATTTAAAATGCAATAATCTGGTTGAACTTCTAAAGCAATATTTACTATTGTTCCGTCATCATCCCAATTATAATCTCCAAAATTAGCACTTGTAATTACGGCTCCTTTAATTATCCATTCTGATACTACATCTCCAACGGGGCCAAGTATGTTAAATGTTAAATCTTTTTTATAAAAATCAGAATAACCATCTCTACCAGTTACAGATTCGTGGCCTAAACGTACCCATTCCATTACAGCTTGTGCTCCCGAAGGAGTTATAGATTCATATAAAGTCATTGCAACTGTGCCCCAAATAGTTTTTCCTTTTACATAACGTTGAACGTTAATGTGGTTAAGAGCGACGGCTGTTTGAGCTACATTTATCCCTCCTACTCCTTTTACTAAAAATGAAGGAATACCATCCATATAAAGGATAAAACGATTTGATTGTTTAGGTTCAAATGCAGTGTAAAAGATTTCGTTTGGGTTTAAAATTGCCATTTTATTTTTGTTTTATTTTTGTTTTGTTTTATTATAAATATTTTAATTTTTTATTTTTTAATTAGGAAATTGAGCTCCTGTTGGTAATAAGATAAAATCTAATGAAATAAATTCTGCTGTTCTAGTTGGTTGGATGAAAATTTGTCCTATTAATTGATTATTATCAATTACTGCGGGTCCATTATTTGATTCATCCATAGTTACTTTAAAAGCATATAAACCTTGTTTTTGTTGAACATTTTCTAAATATGGAGTAACTTGAGATAAAAATAAATTTCTTGTTACTGCTGTATTTTGTTCAAATACTATATTATTTGCTATCCCCGATACAAATGATTTTAATTCAATTAATAAACGTCTTACATTTACACGATCAAGAGCAGATGCTTCTTTTTGTAAAGTTTTTTGTCCAAATACTACAACACCATTTTTAGGTAATGTAGCTAATGGGTTTACATTGTTAGAATATAATAAATCTTTATTGTTTTGAGTTAATAATTGTTCAGTTCTTATTACTGTAGATAAACCACCACGATTAATACCTGCAGGTGCAAACCAAGGTGCAGATACTTTATCATTAAAAGCATATACTCCAGGAATTACAGTAGAAGCAGGTGACCATATTTGTTTACCTGTGCCTGGATCTGCTATTCTAATCCAAGGCCAATAAGTTGCAGCATATGAATTATTTACAGCAGCAGATTGTGCAGTAACTGCTAAAGGTGTAGCTCCATATTCTATTAAATCAACTACATATAAACTATCTCCTCTATTTTGAGTATTTGTTATAAGTTGGTTTATTTGGGATGAATGTTTTGATAATAATAACCCGGGAGTATATATTGAAGTAAATTGATAAGATTCTTTATTAGAAAGCAAATTAATCATATTATCATAATTTGTCCCTACTAATCCTTGAGTTGTTGTATCTATATTACTATACATTGAAGTTGCTACAGAAGGAGAAATATTACCTTCAGCACTTCCAAAAGAACCACTTGAAACTAAAGGTAAAGAAGCTGTATATGCATTATTAGTAATGTTGCCATTTGAATCTAAATAAGTTGGAGTTGGGGAAATTACATCCTTAACACGTATGTATAAAGAATTATTTTTATAATCACCCGTTAAAGTTATTTGATTTTGAGCGGATGAATATTGATATTTTTGATCTCCAATCACCGTAGCAATATAACGTGGAGAATTTGGATCTAAATTTACATTATTAAAACTTTCAAGAATTATTTTATTATTTATTGTATCATTTCCTTGTCTAACTAATACATTAAATGCTCCTGAGGAAGAATTTACATTTGTAATTTCCCATCTTAGGTTATCTTTTGAGCCACTTAATAAAGTTTGATTAGATCCTGTTGGTCCTCCACTATTCATTATACTTCCTTGAGAAATAGTTTCTAAAGTAAATGTTGTTGAAGATACACCATTAACACCATTTACCATTATTGAACTAGATATAAAATTATCATCTGCTGCTCCTCCCCAAATAGAATTTGCAGATTTTGCTCCCATTCTAATAACAGTACCATTATATAATGAAGATGATTGTTTTGGAAAGATTGAAAGTATTTTTGTTGCGGTTGAAAATGATGCTGAAAATAATTGGTTAATTTCAGTTGGTGTTTGGTTTGGGTTATATTGGGAATTTGTAGTTGAATTAATAAAGTTTGCTATTAAAGTACCAAACTCGTTTAAAGTTGGTTGTACAGACATACTAATATATCCTACATTAAATGCACCATCATAATAAGAATTAGCCCCAGTATAAATACTATGTTGTAACCAATAATCTGTATATGTAGAACCAATTGAAGGAACACTAATTTTTAATGTACCTCCTCCTATTTGGCCAGCAGATGATGCTGTATAACTAGAGGATATTTCCATTGAAGCGGTTGAAAAAACACCGCCTACACTACTAATTGTATTAGAAATACTAGCAGTAGCTGCTGTATATGATCCACTTGCTACTCTAGCTACTGTTAAAAGTTTTCCTCCATAATTAAAGTAATTAAAAGCAGATATTGAAGTAAGATATGAATAATCTATTCCTCCAGTAACAAATACATCTCCAAATTTTGTTACAAATTCTGAATAAGAAGTTACAACTGTTGGTACTTCATATGGACCTTTAACTGTAGGACCTATAAGAGCAATTCCGGGGTATAAAGGTTGCCCATTGATAAAAGTTTGATCTATTTCATTACTTGATAATCCTGGGGATACTGTAAAATTTGCCATTTTGTTTTTTTATTATAAATATTGAATTTTTTTTTAAGATATATTATTATGAAGGAAATACTGCCCCTGTAGGTAATATATTAAAATCTAATATAATAAATTCAACTGTTTTAGTAGGTTGTAAATAAATTTGTCCTATTAATTGATTATTATCTATTGTATTTGATGTATTATTTGATTCATCCATTATTACTTTAAAATCTGTTAAACCTTGTTGTTGTTGTATTGATGATAAATAAGGATTAACTTGAGATAAAAATGAATTACGTGTAACAACATTATTTTGTTCAAATACTAATGTGTTTGATATCTGTGAGATATAATTTTTTAATTCAATTAATAAACGTCTTACATTTACGCGATCTAAAGCACTTTTTTTCTTTTGTAATGTTTTTTGACCAAATACTACAACTCCTACATTAGGAAAAGTTGCAATTGAATTTATATTGTTAGAATATAATAGATCTCTATTTCCTTGAGTTAAATAGCGTTCTGCTTGTATAACATTGCTTAATACTCCACGATTAATACCTGCGGGTGCAAACCAAGGTGCGGATACTTGGTCATTAAAAGCATATACTCCAGGAATTACAGTAGATGGTGGGACCCAAACTTGATTTCCTGTATTTGGATCTATAGTTTTTACCCAAGGCCAATAAGTTGCGGCATACGAAGTATTATATGAAAGTGCATTTGATACTACTGGGTTTATATTTGAATTGTATCCTACAACATCTATTACAGACATTGAATCTTTTCTATCTTGAACCATACTTAATAAGTCTGTAATGATAGGAACATGTGCCGGGTAATTAGTTTCATCTGCTATTAATCCAGGAGCTGTTATTAAATTATATTGATATGCATCTTTATTTCCTAATAAATAAATAGAAGATGTATATGAACTTGGAGATAATCCTTGAATATTATTATTTGAAATATTTTCAAAATAATTTCCAGCAATATTATTAGAAATATTATTACCTTCAGCACCTCCAAAAGAACCACTATATAACCAAGGAAGAGATCCTGTAAATATTGGTTTGGGTGTATCATTATTATCTAAATATAATGGAGTTGGTAATTCAACTGATTTAATTCTAACATATTTAGATTGGTTTATAAAGCTTCCTGTAGATTGAATGTAATATTCTCCATTATCTGAACGGAGTGTTTCTATCTGGTTGCCTATTACTTTTTCAATATAATTTGATGATAGAGGATCTAATGATAAATTAGACCAAGTTTCTATGATAGAGGGAAATAGATTATTATCATTCCCTTGTCTAATAATTAATGAAAACGTTCCATCTTGAATGTTTTTGTTGGTTATTTGCCATCTAAAATTATCTAATGAGCCACTTAATAAAGATCCATTAGATCCAATTGGGCCACTGCTATTCATAATTTTTCCTGCAGAAAGTGTTTCTAAAGTAAAGGATGTTGTATTAGTACCACCGGAAAACGAAGATGTTGTTGAACCCGATATTATATAATATAAATTTCCTACTACTCCATTAGAAGTAGTTGAAGTTAATAATAAATTTGTAGCAGAAAATACGCTTGAACTTATAAATTGTAAAGAAGCACTATAAGAGGTTATTGAACTACTAAAATTAAATATTGCAGATGAAGTAGCTACATAATCTGCTACAGCTGATGCAGCAAATGAACCCGTTCTAATGTA